AACTTCTTAGGATCAGCAAATACTCTAATTCATCCCACAAAACTACGACAACTTGCATTTAAGAGACCTATAAGAAATTATAATGGCGCTGATATCTATGTTGAACCACAAGCAGATCGCATATATGTTGCAGTGTGTGATGTATCAAGAGGGGTAGGGCAAGACTACTCAGCATTTACAGTATTTGATGCTTCAGAGGTGCCATATAAATTATGTGCAAAATTTCGTAGTAAAGATATTTCACCACTGCTATATCCAAACTATATACACACTATCGCAAGACTATATAATGAAGCCTTTGTTCTTATCGAAGTTAATGACATCGGCGGTCAGGTTGCAGATATTATGCATAATGACTTGGAATATGAGAATCTAATATCCACAGCAAATAAAGGCAGAGCAGGACAAGTAGTCAGTGGAGGATTCTCATCGAATGTGCAGTTTGGCGTTAGAACGACAAAGCCAGTAAAAAGAATTGGCTGTTCTAATCTAAAAGACTTGATTGAGAACGACAAATTAATTATTGAAGATATGGATCTTATATCAGAATTATCCTCATTCATTGGTAAGGGCGTATCGTATCAAGCAGAAGAAGGTTCACATGATGATTTAGTAATGACATGCGTTTTATTCTCATGGCTAGTAAGACAGCCATACTTCAAAGATATAACAAATGTTGATATCAGACAGAAAATGTATGAAGAAAAAATAAAAATGCTTGAGGATGAGCAACTACCGTTTGGAATACTAGATGATGGACATCCAGAAGAGGGCGTTTTGAACGGCCCAGAAGACATCCAAGAGTACATAAACTCTGGAAATCGTGATACATGGTTCTAAACACTCGTTTTTATAAATATTGAGTAAATCAGAGATTATTTTGAATATTCTTAGAAGGAGATGAAAAAAATGGCTTTTCAAGTATCACCAGGAGTAAATGTCAGTGAGATTGATCTCACTACGGTGGTGCCTGCCGTATCAACAACCACAGGTGCCCTCGCAGGACACTTTAAGTGGGGCCCAGTTGATCAGCGTGTCCTAATTAGTAGTGAAGACAATCTTGTAACTGTCTTTAACAAACCTAATGCAAATACCGCTGATGACTTTTTTACGGCTGCCAACTTTCTTGCATATGGCAATTCGCTATTTGTAAGTCGTGCTGTTACAAGTGCTAACAATGCGACAACCGGTGGCACAGGCGCTTACATTAGTAATGAAGATTACTATAATGAAACATACTCACATTCAAGTGGTCATGGCGATTGGGTAGCAAAATATCCTGGCGACATTGGCAATTCTTTGAAGGTTTCTGTATGTCATAACGCTAATGCGTGGCAGAGTTCAGTTGCAACAAACTACTATGCTACAAACAATTCAAAAACCGTCACACTTGCTGGTGACGGACAAGGCACTTCTAACACAGAAACACAGTTTATTGTTGGTGATAGAATTTTGCTTGGACCAGACAAAGAGGCTCGTAGAGTATCCGCTCTTTCTGGCAACACAATTACACTGTCAACAGCATATGGCGGTAACACAGTTTCCAACTATGCACCATCACTAACACGCCAGTGGGAGTTCTATGCGAACTTTGATCGGGCACCAACGACTACAACATTTGCTAACACAGTAAACGCTCAAGGAGACGCACTGCATGTTGCTATTATTGATGAAGATGGTGTTATCACAGGTCAGTCTGGTTCACTAATTGAGACATACGAAAATGTTTCAATGGCGCCAGATGCTAAAGACGAACAGGGTGCCAGCCTATACTATAAAGACGTTGTTAATCAGCAGTCTTCATGGGTATGGTGGGGTAATCATAATTCTAACGCTTCAAAAGCAGGAACAAATGCTGGACTAGGCACAAATTATCCAGGTAATGATCTGCCAGTAACAAACAGCATGACAAAAGGTAAAGATGGTAGCGCAAACGATGCCGCTTATATTACTGCTTATAACAAATTCAAAGATGCTGATACTGTAGATATTTCATTGGTTCTTGGCTCAGGCTCAAGTTCCACTGTTTCTACACATATCATCAACAATATTGCTGAACACCGTAAAGATTGTGTCGCTGTTATCTCACCAGAAAGAGCCGATGTTGTAAACAACAATGGTTACGAAGGCAAAGAAGCAGATGACATTATTGCATTTAGAGATGGTCTACCATCATCTTCATATGCAGTCATGGATTCAGGCTGGAAATACCAGTATGATAAGTACAACGATGTCTATCGTTATGTTCCACTAAACGGTGACACTGCTGGTCTAATGGTACAAACGGACTTGACAAGAGATCCATGGTTCAGTCCTGCAGGTTTCAATCGTGGTAATGTCAAGAATGTTATCAAACTTGCTTTCAATCCAAGTAAGGCTGATAGAGATGAACTTTACAAGAAGGGCATCAATCCTGTCGTGACATTCCCAGGTCAGGGTACAGTTCTATTCGGTGATAAGACAATGCTTGCACAGCCAAGCGCATTTGATCGTATCAATGTTCGTAGATTGTTTATCGTACTTGAGAAAGCAATCAGTACAGCGTCCAAGTTTACTCTCTTTGAGTTCAATGATGAGTTCACACGGTCACAGTTTAAGAACTTAGTTGAGCCATTCCTCAGAGATGTACAAGGTCGCCGTGGTATCACGGACTTCCAAGTTGTCTGTGACGGAACGAATAACACTGGTCAAGTCATTGATAATAACGAATTTGTGGGTGACATTTATGTGAAGCCTGCTCGTTCTATCAACTTTATCCAGTTGAACTTTGTTGCTGTAAGAACTGGCGTTGAGTTTTCTGAAATCGTCGGCAGAGCAACATAAATAAAGTAGACAGGAGAAAAGACAATGGCTTTTAATGTAAACGAATTTTCAGGCGCCCTCAAAGCGGGTGGTGCTAGAAATTCATTGTTCCAAGTACAAATCACGAACCCGATCAACGGTGTCGCTGATGTACAGGTACCTTTTCTCTGCAAAGCCGCTCAGATTCCAGCCGCTACTTTGGGTGTAGTCGAAGTTCCATACTTCGGCCGCACTGTAAAGATTGCTGGTAATAGAACATTTGCAGAATGGGCACCAACGATCATCAACGATGAAGACTTTGCAATCCGCAATGCGATGGAACAGTGGTCTAACTCAATCAACTCTTTTCAAGGCAACCTAAGAAATACTGGTGGTTCAGCACCATCATTGTACAAAGCAAACGCTCAGGTACTTCAGTATTCACAAACAGGTGATCTTCTTAGAGAATATAACTTTGTTGGTATTTTCCCGACAGAGGTTAGCACCATCGACCTAGCATGGGAAACAGAAGGTATTCAAGAATACACTGTCACTTTCCAGTACGATTATTGGGAAGTATCTGGTGGAACTACCGGCAATGCCGGTGGTATCTAAATCCACTTTTTAATTATGTTGGGTGGGGCGTCATAAATAATATTAGACGCTCCCCCATTTTATTGAGGAATAAGTAATGGCAGTAAATCTATTCGGTTTTAAAATAGGTAAAGAAGAGAATGAAAAACAACTCGACAATTTACCTTCATTCGTACCACCAGCACAAGATGATGGAAGTGTCACTATTGCTGAAGGCGGTGCGTTTGGTACAACCGTAGACTTAGAAAATACAGTAAAAAACGAAGCACAACTCATTACTAAGTATCGTGATATGGCTCAACAGCCTGAGGCTGAGAAAGCAGTTGATGATATTATTAATGAGGCAATTGTTGCTGACAATAATCAAGCGCCAGTAGAGATTGTGCTAGAGGATGTTCAGTTATCGGCTGCGATGAAAGATAAGATTAGAGATGAGTTTGATTATATTCTAAAATTAATGAAATTCAACTATAGAGCATATGATATGTTGATGGTAGACTATTCTATCATATTGTTATTGATGTTAAGAATCCAAGAGCGGGAATCAAAGAACTAAGGCATATTGATCCTCGTAAGATTAAAAAAGTCCGTAAAGAAAAACGTGATCAAAAGTCTAGAGTTGGCGAGATTTCACTAAGTAAACGCTATGATGAATTTTACATTTACCAGGCGAAGGGTATCACCTCAGAAGGTGAAGGCCTAAAGATTGCGCCAGATTCAATTGCATATTGCAACAGCGGTCTGCTAGACACAAAGAATTACACAGTTCTATCGTATCTTCATAAAGCATTGAAGCCTCTGAATCAGTTGCGTATGCTAGAAGATGCCACAGTTATCTATCGCTTGGCCCGTGCGCCAGAGCGTAGAATTTTTTACATTGATGTTGGTAACTTGCCAAAAGCAAAAGCAGAGCAATATCTGCGTGATATGATGGTCAAGCATAAGAACAAACTTGTATACGATGCAAACACTGGCGAAGTAAGAGATGACAGAAAGTTTCTTACAATGCTTGAAGATTACTGGCTTCCTCGCAGAGAGGGTGGTCGTGGCACAGAGATTACAACTCTTCCTGG